AAATCCATTAACAACCTTAGATATAAACGGTAGTCTTTCATTGAAAACTGTTAGAGTAGCAACAGCAGCATATACCGCATTAATTACAGACTACACTATACATTTAGTGGCTGGTGCGAGTGGCACTATTACCATACCAACAGCTGGAAGTTCAACTGGAAGGATAATAGTGTTTGCAAATGATAGTGGAACGGGCGTAAACACTTCAATTGCGTACAGACAAACAAGTGGTGTAACTACAACTAATATTAACGGCAATCAAAGAGTAACTATTCAATCAGACGGGACAGAATGGTTTCAGATAAATCAATAAAAAAAACATAAATTATGGCACACGAAATTATTAAAAACGAAGATGGCACGTTCACACAATTGTCAACTATCGAATGTTCAATTGATGTAGAACAATTGAAAGCAGATTTGGAAAGTTATAAATATCAAATTGATGCTTTGAAAAAAATGATAGAAGAAACTGAAAATATTTTAAAACAAATTGAAAAGATGTAATGAAAGAGGAATTATTTAAGTTTTCGCAGGAATTAATATATCCTGATTATAGGTTGGTTATTTTCCTTATGGTAATGATGGCATTTGACCTTTTGAGTGGAATTAGAAAATCAAACTCAAAAGGAGAAGCCACCATTTCAATAGGATTAAGAAAAACTATTGCTAAAGGTAATCAATATTTTGAGTTTATTTTTTTAGTTTTTACGATAATAAATATATCTAAAATTGCAGATAAAGGTAATGATTTTATTGGGATTTTAAATTATTCATTAAACGGATTATTTTTATTTTTGATTTATATTGAAATTAAATCAATATTGGAAAACCAAATTGAAACATCTCCAAACAGTGATTTAACCAAATATTTAGTAATTCCTTTGCATAATTTAATAATTCTAAAATTTAAACATTTTAGCGAAAAATAGACATAGTTCAGATTAGTGCTAAAATCAAAAATAGTGCAAGAAATGGGCTATGTTTTTAAAAAAAAATAAATAACAAATGAAATTTACAAAAATCATCAAACAAACTCCCAATATTAGTAAAATACCGTTATATGCAACAGGAATAGTATTACATCATACAGGTGGCAGTTATGCAGGCTCTGTTGATTGGTGTTTGAGAAGAGAATCAAAAGTAAGTTATCATGTTATTATTGATTTAAAAGGAGATAGAACGATATTAGCAAAAGACAATCAGATTACATGGCATTCTGGACGTAGTTCATTTATGGGTAGAAATCTTTGCAACAATTTTATGTTAGGAATTGCTATAAGTGGAGATACTTACAGAAGATTACTTACAGAAGATGAGATTGAAAGTGTAGCTTTATTATGTGTTGAAAAAATGAAATTACATAATTTTGGCATTGAAAGGATCACAACACATAGAAGAGTTTCTCCAAACAGAAAAATTGATATTGATGTAAGGGCGGAAACTTCTATTTTAAATCGAATTAAAGAAATTTTAAATGAGAATCAATATCATACAGTAATTGCAGGAGATAACTTATGGAATTTGAGTAAAAAGTATAATTTACCAGTAAACACAATCAAAATCCTGAACGATTTAAAAAGCGATCATTTGGGAATAGACCAAAAATTGAAAATAAAATAAAAATACCTTATTTTTTTCATATATTATTTAACCTCTCATTTTGGGAGGTTTTTTATTTAGAATGATTATAAATTATATATTTAGTATAAAAAAGATTACTAATTATTTGTTTAGTAAGTATATTTTTTTTATCTTTGCATATCAAAATATTAATCTTTAAAAAAAAATAAAATGGCTACAAAAATAGAAATCGGAACAAAAATAATAGGTAAATTAGGGGCTGGATTAATCACTAAAATAATTACTAAATCTACTGGTTACGTTGAAGTAACTTATAATAATGGTTCTCTTAAAAAAGAAATGGCTACTAACTTAAAATCTGAAAATGGAGAAGTTTTGAAAAATAAACCGCTTGAAAAAGAAGCTAATATCGTTTTAAATCTTGATAATTTAAAAGAATATAAAAATCTTATAATTTGGAGTATAAAAAAATCATTATTCTATAATAATGACGAAAATTTAAAATTAGTTATGGCTGAGATGTTGAATGACGTGAATAATGGAGTTTTAAAGTGCAAAACTTCAAAATCAATAAAATCAACTTTAATTAATTTAGCAACATCAAAATCATTAAACTTATGTCACGAAATTTTAGAAAAAAATTATGGAGTATTAAACTTAAACGCTACTAGCAACCAAGAGTATTCTAATTTTCAACAATTTTCATTAAAAATTAAAATGGGTAATTTCTAAAAATTAAGTATAAAAACATCAAAAAAAAATCAAAATGGAAAAACAAAATTACAGTGTTCAAATTCAAACTTCAGATTATTCTCACGAGTACGGAAGTTTTAGTTTAAGAAAAAAAGCAATAGAAGAAGCTAAATTTATAATTACACACGGTTGTAATTGGATTTCGGATAATTTATCCTATTCTGAAAAAAATGATTGTACTATTCAAGTTTATGCAAGTCCAGATGAATATGCAATTTTTTCAAAACCATTGGAATTTTTAAAATAAAAAATAAATAAAAATGGAAAATCCAAACAAAATAGCAACTGAGAAGATAGCGGAATTTTTAAAAATTATTATGGCTGAAAAAAATTTGAATGCAAATAAAATTTTTGAAAAAAGCATTAAATCTGATATTAAACTTTCAAAACAACAGATTTACTCCGTTTTGAAAATGGGAAATAATGACACCAATTACACGATAGATACACTATTAAATTTAATGCGTATAATAGGCGTTCACATGGAATTTCATTATCTCGCAAAAAGGAATAATTTTGATTTGATGGGCGAAGAAAAAATTAGCGAAAATTAAAAATAACAAACATAATAAAAAATATTTAATTAGAATATGTAAAATAGTTTGTGTTTTATTTTGAAATATGAAATTTAGTATGTATATTTGCAATATCAAAAACGAAACACCGAAAAAGACAAATCAAAAATAATATACAAAATATGAAATTAACAAAAAAAGTAAAAAAGATTTTAGTAGACGACCAAGTTAAGATGAGAATTTGTTTAGAATTGGGTATTGCTTACATCACTTTTAAACGTTGGATTAACGATGACCACGATAATTTAACGAAAAAAGCCACCATTAATACTTTAATGAAATTTACAGGCTTAACCGAAGATGAGATTTTTGAAACTGAAAAAACAAACTAAAAAAATAAAACAATGAGAATTACAGGTAAACAAGCTTTAAAGTTAGCACACAAATTAAGAAAAACAAGTAATCTTACTTGGAGCGAGATTTTGAAAAACGCTTACAAAATGTTGAAAATTGATTTTTTAAATTCAATGATTGAAACGGCAAAGGCAAACAAAAACTATTTCATGAGTTATAAGCACTTAATTGTAGAAGTGGAAAAATTAAAATCATTAATTATTAAAAAAAATAATGATTACGAACTGGCTGATATTAATCTAAACGAAATAGATTTTAAAATGTTTTAAAAAATTTAAGATACTATGAACAAAAAAGTGGAATTATTAGCGAGCTAACAAATAAAAAAGCCACTTAGCAGGTGGCTTTATAAATCAAAAATTCTTAATCGTAAATCAAAAATCTTATGACAAAAGTACAACAAAATTTAGAAAATCAAAACAAAAAATTAGTAGCTAAATTATTTTCCTATTTAGCAGGATGGAAAAGCACACAATTAACGGATTTATACGAAGATTCCGACAATTTGAAATACGAACAATCAAAAGAATTTTAAGATGAGAAAAATTGAAATTCAAACACCACTTTACAATTTAGGGTATTTATTTTTTGATAGAAAATACCATGAATGTAAAAACGAAGAAGAATTAAATAACTTTCTTCTGGATCTCATTAATTTAGCGGAAAAACAAAAAAATGAACTATTAAAACAAGTTGCTGTTCAACTTCTAAATTATTCAAATGCAAACGAAATTCAGGTGCTGGTTGAAAGAAAAGAATATTCATATAAAGCAAAAATTGATATTTTTAATTTAACATTTGAGCATTCAGACGTTCAGTTTTTAGCAATGAAACTAAATGAATTCAAAGAAAAGAAAGTTAATTCTTTAATCAAAAACAGGGAATATGACCAAGCAAAAATATTAGAAAAATCAGTTTTTAAATATGAGTTTAGATAAAAGCATTGAAGAAAAGGAGATAATAATTTACTCATTATATGAGAAAATAAAAAAAATGAAACGTAATACAGAGGATTGGTTTTTATCAATAAATTTATTTGATTCAATATTAGCTGAATTAGTTGATTTGGAAGATATAAAAATAGAAGATCAACGTCTAAAAAGAGTGCAGCTAAAAAAATACAACAAAAAATATTAACAAATAAAAAAAATATCATGCAAAAAGGAGCAGAAGGCACGCATGCGAAATATAGATTAAAATGAATACAAAAAAATATTTAAAAAAGAAAAAAAAGTTCATCGAAGATAAAAATGTATCGGAAGCTTTTATCAAAGAGTACAATGTAGAAGTTTTGGCTCATATAAATACAAAAAAAAACAAATCAAAAAATTAATAAAATGAGTTTAATAAAAAAACCAAACGAATTAACGATTAATCCTTACATCAAGGCATTAATCTACGGACAAGCAGGTACAGGAAAAACCACCCTTGCATTATCAACTCCAAAACCTCTACTTTTTGATTTTGACGGAGGAATACATCGCGTGAATAGTGCGAACAGAGTAGATACAGTGCAAATCAAAAAGTATCAAGACTTCTTAGATGTTTTAAACGAAGATTTATCACCGTATCAAACATTAATAATTGACACAGGTGGAAAGATGCTTGATCACATGGGAGAATACATCATTTCCAAAAATGCAAAAATGGGAAGACCTAATGGAATGCTAACATTACAAGGCTACGGAGAACGAAAAGCAATTTTTTCGGCATTGGTTAAGAAAATCAGTATTATGGGAAAACATATTGTTTTTGTAGCACACAGAGAAACTAAAACCGAAGGAGACGACACAAGATATGTACCTCTATTTGGTGGCAGTAACTATGATAGTCTTGTAACAGAACTTGACTTAGTTGGATACTTAGAGATGAACGGAAGTGAAAGAACTATAACTTTTAATCCTACAAGTAGAAATGATGGAAAGAATACCTGTAATCTACCAGCGATTATGAAAATTCCTATTATTATTGATGACAACGGAAATCCAACTCAAAATAATGAGTTTCTTAAAGCTAATGTAATAGAAGCTTATGAAAATAGACTTAAGCAAAACAAAATCGATTCTGAAAAATATAATATTTTAATTGAAGAACTCAAAGATCAAATATTCCTAATAACAGATGATTATTCAGCGAATGATTTTATAATTAGAGTTGATGAGTTTAACCACATTGGAAATTCAAAAGCACTTGCAAGTAAATTACTCAGCGAAAAAGCGAAGTCTTTGGATTTAGATTTTAACAAAGAAACTAAGAAATATGAAAAACTTGCAACAGCATAATTACAACATATATCCATCACTACTTGACAGATTTGCGAATTATATAAATAGTTCGCAAATCTACCAAGATTATTATGGATTTGCTGAAGAACCAAGTATATCTGAAGATGAATTTGAAAAACAACAATTTCAAAGTTTAATTGATGGAATAAATAGAGTTCATTTTGAAAGCGAAGCAGCGGATAAAGGAACTATGTTTAATGAGGTGATTGATTGCATTATTGAAAATCGAAAATCTGATAAAATGAATATTGAAGTAAATAAAGCGGCTCCAGCAATTCAAGTGTCATGGAAAAATTGGATACACTCTTTTAATACTTGGGATTGCAAGACTATTGCTGATGCTTTAAAAGGTGCAGTTTGTCAGAATTTAATTGAAGGTTTTCTACAAACAAAATACGGAGCAGTAAAACTATACGGATATTATGATTATTTACTTCCATTTTGTTTAGTAGATTTAAAAACTACAAAATCATACTCCGCGTTCAAATTTATAAAAAACTGGCAACACATCGTTTATCCTTTTATTTTAAACACTAACGGAATTTCAATCAATGATTTTACTTATTTGGTTTACAAGTGGAATAAAGAGGGTGGAGAAATATTTGAAGAAAATTACACTTTTGACGCACAAAACGACATTCCTAAATTGACTGATTTTGTAGAGCAATTTATTGAATTTATGGAGATTAATAAGCATTTGATTACTGATTTAAAAGTTTTTAATAAGCAACAATAACATGAAATTCTACGCTTCTATTGATGTTAATAATAAGATAATTCCTTGTACGGATTATGATTATGATATTTTTAGAAAAATCAAAAAAAATAATGTCGTTAAATTTGAAATTACGCAACAACGTAATTTAAAATTTCATAGAAAATTTTTTTTATTAATCAAGATACTTTTTGAAAATCAAGAAAATTACAAGGATTTTGAAAAGTTCAGAAAAGACCTAATTATTGCAAGTGGATTTTATGAAGAATATACTAATTTTTTTACTGGAGAAATAAGGATGGAAGCAAAAAGTATAGCGTTTCAAAATATGAAAGAAGAAGAATTTTCAGATGTGTATAGTGCAGTAATTGATACAGCAAATAAGTTAATTTCTTTTGATAAAAAAGAACTTTTGGAACAAATAGAACAATATTTTTAAAAATGTGGATTGATAGTGAAATAGAAATTTTAAAACGAGATTATCCAAAAGTGGAAGCAAAAATAATAGCTTCCACTTTAAACAAAGGATATCGTTCTGTGTTAAATAAAGCTTTCTATTTAGGCTTAAAAAAAGACGAAAGTTTTTTTTCTGCCATGGGGGAAAGACTAAAAGAAAGTGGCAAGGCTCACAGATTTTCCAAAGGTCATGTTCCTAATAATAAAGGTAAGAAACAAACTGAATTCATGAGTGTTGAAGCTATTGAAAAAATAAAAGCCACACAATTTAAAAAAGGAAATTTACCTCACAACACAAAAACTGATGGTTACATAATCATCAGAAAAGACAAACGAGGAGCATACAAATGGATAAAAAAAGAAGGTAAAATGCAACCTTTACATATTTGGAATTGGAAAACTGAAAAGAGCGAAATTCCAAAAGGATATAATGTAATTTTCAAAGATGGTAACACTTTGAATTGTAACATCGATAATTTAGATTGCATTTCTAAAGAGGAAAATATGAAAAGAAATACAATTCATAATTATCCAGTAGAATTAAAAAATGATATTAGGAAAGTTTCAAAATTAAAACGATTAATAAAAAAAATAGAAAATGAGTAAAATTACTTATACAGATCATTTAGACGACATGATAGAGCGTTTGATGAACGAAGACATATCAAAAGAACAATTAGAAATCGAAGTAACACGATGTAAATCAGTTTGTCAAATTGTAAATATAAAAATTGCAGATAAAAAAATAACACTTCAAGCAATGAAAATGTTATCAAATGGAGATATTGATAAAAAATTCATTCCAAAAGAATTTAGCGAACTAAAGCAAATTGAAAATGGAGGTAGTTGAATTCCTAAATGAGTTTCATGTTCGCATTGGCTTTGATAGGTTTAAATATAGAAATTTAAACGCAATTAAAAGCATAAAATACGGCAATGAAAATCAGGTGGCACGTTGGAACTTTGATAAAAAAGTATGGATAATTCCCATATCTTTTAAAGCTCAAGTTTTACCGATTATCACTCAATGTAGAGCAACACATATTCTAATAAAAGAAAATCTACCTGAGAAGGTAGATGTGATTAAGCCTTTGCCAAAATTAGACTTTGAGATTCCTTTAAAACAAGGTAAAATGAGACCTTACCAAGAAGAAGGAGTTGCACGTGGATTGCAATTAAAACGATTTATCAATGGAGATATGCCAGGTCTTGGAAAAACTTTACAAGCCGTGGCTACCGTGGTTGGTGCTGAATTACATGGCAATGTAACCTTTCCTTGTTTGGTAATTTGTCCAAGTGCTTTAAAAATTAACTGGTGTAGAGAATTCGATATGTGGACAAATAAAAAAGCGATGGTTTTAGATGATAAAAACAAATCTAATTGGCATAGGTTCTGGGAGATTGGAAATACCGACGTTTTTGTAGTGAATTACGAATCTTTGAAAAAATATTTTGTTACACACATGCCGGAAAAAAAGGATTTAAAATTTGCAAAAGACATCACTATGGATTCACGAATTTCATTATTTAAATCCGTAATCATTGACGAAAGCCATAGACTTAAAAACCCTGATTCAATAACGGCAAAAATCGTTCTAAATATTACTAAATCAAAGGAGTATATCATTTGCCTAACTGGTACGCCAGTTGTGAACAAACCAGTTGATCTATGGAGTCAATTAGCCGTTATTTTTCAGTTAAATAAATTTGGAGGACCAGACGGATACAAGATGAGATATTGCGAAGGTGGTTCAGGAAAATCCAATTTAAAAGAATTGAATTATCTGTTAAATGAAAACTGCTTTTTTAGACGTGCTAAAGAAGATGTGTTAAAAGATTTACCTCCTAAATCAAGACAAATCATAAATAACCAACTTTCTAATCAAAAAGAATATGATTTGGTGAACAATGAATTTAAGAAATTTTTAGAAGAAAATCAAAATTTAGAAGACAAAGAAATTAAGAAAAAAATACGTCACGAAACACTGGTAAAAATTCCACTTTTGTTAAAAATTTCGGCTAAAGGAAAAATTGAAGAAGCCAAAGAATTTATTAACGAAATAATTGAAAGCGGTCAAAAGATTGTGATTTTTGTGATGCATACAGAAATCGTTCGGTTACTTCAAGAAGAATTCCCAAAGGCAGTACGAGTTACAGGAATGGATTCAGCCGAACAAAAACAACACTCCGTGGATTCTTTCCAAAAAAACGCACATACCAATATTATCATTTGCAACCACAAAGCAGCAGGAGTTGGATTGACGCTGACTGCAAGTAGTGAAGTGCTTTTTTTAGAGCTTCCGTGGACTGATGCTGATAGAGAACAATGTGAGGCACGTTGTGATAGAATGGGACAAAAGAATCCTGTTAGATGCACTTATATGTTAAGCGAAGGAACGCTTGACAACTGGTTGTATGAATTAATCGAAACTAAAAAACAAATTGCAAACGAGGTTACGGGTTCTGAGGATAACGTGACTGTAGATTTTGTGAGTTCGTTGAGTAAGTTTTTAAAATAATTAAAATAAATAAAAAAATAATTTTGGTGTTTTGAAAAATAATTGTAAGTTTGCAATGCGACATTCATATTCTCGTATTGTACAATCAATACAAAATTTATTTTATACAATATTGGTATAGATTTCCTCATTACTTTCCGTAGCAATACAGAATGTGGGTGTCGCAAGCTAGAGGGGGTCTATACCTTTTTTTTTACGAATTTAAAAGAGGCACTAAAACCACAAATTAATAAGATTGAAAATTGGATTTCGGACATAAGAAAATAACTATTTGTTTAAATAGTTTAAAATAGTAGTAATTATGGCATTTTTAAAATTAGATAGGAAGATTTTTGAGCACCCTTTTTGGAATGAAAACCGAGAATATTCGAAGTTCGAAGCATGGCTAGATTTAGTTAAATCAGCCCAGCTTGAGAAATCGAGCGTCATGTATAATGGTCAGGTGATAGAGTTACAACGTGGTGAGCTTTGGGCAAGTATTCGATACTTATCTCAAAGATGGTCATGGGGGAATCAAAAGGTAAGAACCTACCTAAAGTTATTAGCGAAATTAAGGCAAATAACACAGAGAATAACACAGGGGCAAACAATCATAACTCTTTTAAATTTCAGTATTTATAACGATACTCAAGGTAATAATAACACACCGATAACACAGGGACAACACACCGATAACACAGGGACAACACAGGGACAACACACCGATAACACAAATATAAGAAATAAAGAAGTAAAGAATTTAAGAATAAAAGAAAATGAGGTAAAATCCAGATTTTCGCCCCCAACCCAAGATGAAGTTTATAATTATTTTTTAGAAAAAAAAATAGATGAATACAATTCAAAATTGGAAAGCGAAAAATTTGTTAATTTTTATGAATCTAAAGGTTGGTTTGTTGGTAAAACAAAAATGAAAAATTGGAAATCAGCAGCATCAGGATGGTTAAGTAGAATGAATGAATTTAATAAAAACACTAAAAATAATGGGATTAATAAAACAGGAAACAACCCAAATAATGCTGGGAAAATCGCAACTTACGATATCGAACAAGGACTTGAACGAATTACCAAAGCTGCTGAAAATGGAATTATTAGGGGTAAGTTTTCACACTTGTAGCGTCAATGCAAAAAACAGTTTAGCTAACCAGCTATTAAAACTTTTGGGAGTTTCTCAAAAAGAAGGGACAAAAGATTTTGTAGATGAATTTATTTTATTTGTAAATTCAAATTTCAAAAATTTAACTCCTGAAGAGATTTATTATGCTCACGAAAAAGCCATTACAGGCGAATTAAGGGATTTTAAAAATGAAATTATACTAATATATCAAAAATTGGATAACGTTCAAACTGGGCGAGTTTTGTCGGCTTATTTGGAACATAAACGCAAATGTGAAGTAACGCAAAGAGCAAAAGAAAAATTAAAAAAAATAATAATGGAACAAAATAAAAAAGAATTAACGCCAGAAGATAGTCTTAAAAGTCGTATTGATTTTTTAAAAAAACAATATGAGTGGTTAAAAGTTGGAACAAAAGTACTTGGTTTGGAAAGATTTATATTTGATCAAATTGTCGATAAATATAACAAAAGACCTAAATGGGAATTAATACAAACATACTTAATGAGATTTGAAGTGAATAAAAAAACCGAACTAATACCGACTAATAGTTTATGTTTTATCAAAGAATCCTACGCAATGGATTACATAGAATTTCACAACCTCAAATCAAAAACATTAGATGAATGGTTAGAATATTGGTTATGATTAACTAAAATCAATTAAAAATAAAGGAATCCAGTAATGTTTAATTAGAACAAAAATTAAAAAAAGAAGCGTGGAGTCAAGCCGCATTGCCAAGCCGATGTTGTACGCAGTTTTTACTTGGTATTCAGCCATTTATAAACTATTTAAAAATAAATAATTTATTTTTAATAAAATATTTTTTTTATTGAAATAAATGTTGTATATTTGCACCATAAACAAATAAAAAAATAA